CAAGTAGCAACTGAGGCCCCGCCTATCATGGCGGACTAGCCGAGAAAGCAGCATTACTAATTTTCGGAGGTTCGTCATGTCTGACATCACCACTGCATTTGTAAAAAAGTTTGAAGCCAATATTCAGCTTACCGTCCAACAGCTTGAGTCGTATTTTCAGGATAAGGTGACGATCAAGCAGATTTCGCCGGGCGCAAAACTGTATATGGACTACATCGGGGAGTTCACCCCCCAACTCGTTACCGGGCGCAATTCTGACACGCCGTGCCTGATCCCGGACCATTCCAGGCGGCGCATTAATGCCCGGACTTTCGTTTCTGCTACTTTGATTGACCCGCCCGATGCCGAGCGCATGTTGTCGGACCCCGCCAGTCAGTATATGATCGGGTTCCGCGCCGGATTTAAGCGGAAAATCGACATCGATATCGCTGCCGCCGCTATTGGCGATTCTTACAGCGTTGTCGGTGAAGACCTCACGGAAACCGCCATCCCCCTGCCTGCTACTCAGATTGTGGCCGAGACCGGCACGGTGGGTATGACCCTGCAAAAAGTTCGGCAGGCGCTCCTGATCTTCAACAGAAACGATGTCCCCGTGGACGAACCAAAGTGGTTGGCGTTGTCTGCCCAGGCCATTTACGACCTGCAAGGCGAAGTTGAGCTCACTGAAGCCGAGCAGGGAGCGTTGAAAATCATTACCACGGGCAAGGTTGCCGAGGTGTTCGGTTTTAAGGTGGTAATGAGCAACCGGCTGGCTATTAGCGCCGGCCTGATTCGGAGCAACTTCGCATGGGTGCGGAGCGGTCTTGGTCTTGGCATGATTTATGATATTAAGACCAAGCTCACTACCCGCGATGACAAAAACCACGCCGTTCAGCCCTGGATGTCTATGGACTTCGGCGCAACCCGGCTTCAGGAGAAGTTGGTCGTGGAATTACGCTCTTACGAGAGCGCGACTCCTTAAAGGGGGCCTACGATGGCTACAGCTTATAGCGTGGGCTACACCAAAATGAACGCGCAGCAAAAGACCAGTTCCGGCGAATGGGGCGGACGGCTTCGGTTTTACTATGACGAGTACGAAGCCGTCAATCTCGCCGCGGCATCCACTATCTACATGTTCATGCCTGCCAAGGGTATGCGCTATGCCGGGTTAGGTCAGCTAGCCTGGGATGACTTGTCAGACACCAACACCTACACGTTGGCAGTTGGAATTGTAGGCGCAACTGCGGCTTTCCTGGCGGCTACTGATGCGGTTGCGGCGGCGGATAAGGCCGACCTGGATTCTGGTGCTGCGGCTATTACTTACTTGGGGTACGAGTTTGATGGGGAGACCCCTGTAATCTTAACTACAGCGGGGTTGGCCGCTGATGCCACTGGCACAATCAAGCTGGGCATGGTCGTTTTTGCGGCTTAAAGGAGGCCCATTGTGAGTACTGTTTATAGCGTGGGTTACACACAATACTTGGCAAACCAAAAGGTTGCCGCGGGGAAATGGGGCGCTCGTATGCGTCTTTATTTCGACGAATATGAAGCGGTAGCGCTTGCGGCGGCCAGTACCATCTATATGTTTATCCCAGCCAAAGGTCAAAAATATGCTGGATTTGGCCAGTTGGCTGTAGATAAACTTGGCGCTGCGGCTCAGAGGGCATCGGTAGGGGTTGGTATTACCGCGGCGGGTGTAGCTGCGGTTCCTGCCGCGTTTCTTGCTTTATCCGATACCCATACGGCAGCGGATAAATTCGACCTTGATGCTGGCGCCGCGGCTATTGATTATCTTGGCTATGAGTTCGATGGCGAGACAGCCGTTACCGTTACCACTGACGACACTGGTGGCGCTAATACCCATACCGGGACCATCAAACTGGCCATGTGGACGTTTTTCGTTTAACAACTCACCGGGGGTTGCTGGGGTTACTGCCCTTCCAGTCCCCCTATTAGGAGACCCGATATGGCAGACCTTGTTTACACTGACATTACCTGGACCATAATTATCAAGGATATGTGGCGCAAACAGCGCGCCAACACATGGTCGGTGGCCTTTGGCGGCGCTGGCAAAACGTACCCCGACAATGGCCTACCTCTCGGCGCTACTGTAGCCGGGGCCTTGAAACAGTTGGGCATGGGCCGGTTTGCGGACGTGGAGTTATTGAACGCGACCAAAGACGGCTATATTTATATGTTCGACCAGATTCTTTTCACTATCCGCAAATTCCAGGTTGCGGGTGGGGTTTTAGCCGAAGTTCCTAATGAGCACATTGCTGCTGCTACGGTGATTCGCCTCCGGGCCATCGGCGTCTAACCTTAATCGGGGCGGGGAAATACCTCGCCCCACCTTTTAAAGCAGGAGAAGACCATGCTTGTCGGCGGACCTAAAGAAGTTCTGGCCACTCTAAATGTTTCAAAAGGCATTACGTCAACTATTTTGTATCCCACTTCTGGGGTTCATAAGGGCCGTAGAATCGGGGCGGCTACTTTTCAGCCCAAGACTACAGACGTTTATGTAACATGGGACGGCGGAGACGCTGACAACACATGCCTACTTCTGGCGGTCAACGATGTTCTGCGGCTTGAAGGGTACAATAACCTCATAAACTTCCGGGTTATAGAGTCAGCAGCAAGCGCCACGCTGCTGGTGATCCCGGAATATATCGCCTAAGATGGCATCTCAACTCGGTATATACAATCTGGCCCTTATGCGGATGGGGCAACCGCCGCTAACCACGCCAACTGATGTTAGCAAGGCTGCGGATGCTCTCAATTCTATTTGGGCTACCATTGTAGATATAGTTTTGCGAGATCACCCCTGGAACTTTGCTATAGCCAGGGCGAACCTTGCAAAACTATCGGAAACTCCTGCCTGGGGTTTTACGACTGTTTTTCAGCTCCCATCCGATTGCGTAAGAATATTAGGTATAGGCGAAAGCGGCGATGTCGATACTAATCCATTGCTCACTTATAAAATCGAGGGTCGCAAGTTATATACCGACGAAACATCCGTCCTCTTAAAGTATGTGCGGCGAGTAGAGATTGCCGGTGAGTTTGATGCTTGTTTCGCAAGTACCTTGGCAGCACGGCTGGCTATGGAAACAGCCTTTTACCTGACGCAAAGTCCCGACATTGAAGTCAAGATGCACAAATGGTATTTATTGGAAATTTCTGGAGCTAGAGGAATTGATGCTCAAGAAGATACGCCCCAGTGTATTATTTCGGGCGATTGGGAACTAGCTAGGGGTTAAATAGTGAGCTTTAATTACGCCCAGACATCTTTCACTGGCGGGGAATGGTCCCCCAGGCTTAACGGCCAGTTCAATCAGAAAAAATATTTTACCGCCGGTGAAACTTATCAGAACCTTATCATACAGACACATGGTCCTGTGACCCGCCGCCCCGGAACTAGATTTATCGCAGAAGTAAAAACCTCTTCAAAGAAGGTTAAGTTAATACCATTTGAATTTTCAAATATCCAGGCATATATACTTGAATTTGGAGAATATTATATAAGATTTTATAAAGACCAGGGGCAAATATTAGACGGGGTTCCCCCTTATGAAATAGTTACTCCTTATTCAGAGGCAGATTTGTCTAAGTTATGGTATGTTCAATCTGCTGATACAATGTATATACTTTGTCCAGGTCACAATGTAAGAAAATTAACAAGAACCGGGCATACATCATGGTCTATAAATGAAATTGAGTTTGTAGATGGCCCATACTTAGACCAAAACAAGACAGATATTACAATTCAACCAAGCGCAACAACGGGAAGTATAACCTTAACAGCCGTGCCGGTAGTGGGGACCGAGAAGGTAGTAAACGGCGCTTTTGCCACTGCTGAGACATGGACCTGGGGTGCAGGCTGGGTTTTTGATGAGGTTGCTTTTGAGGCTGACCATACTGCGGCTCCAGGCAATACGGCCCCACTAGAACAAAACATTGCAGTAGAAGCAGGTAAAATATACCTGGTTGTTTTTACTATTAAAAACAGAACGGCAGGCAGCGTGGTTCCATCTGTTGGTGGGGTGAATGGACCTACCCGCGGGGCGAATGGAACTTATAGCCAGACGATAACTGCTATTGATACCGGCAATTTAAAGTTTACCCCCACCGAAACTTTTGACGGGTCCTTAGACGATGTGTCAGTTAAAGAAACCTCCGGCGTTACTGATATATTTTTATCTGGCCATGTTGGTTCTATTTGGCGCATAAAAGACACAACTTGGGGGTATGTTGAAATTACCGGAGTTACTGACAACCTCCATGCTACAGCTTTAGTTAAAACGACGCTCGGTGGAACTGCCGCAGTAAAAACATGGCGGGAAGGCGCATGGTCTGGGGTCAGAGGGTATCCTACTTGCTGCACTTTCCATGAGGAAAGATTAGTTTTTACTGGCACTGCACATCAGCCGCAGACCATTTGGGGATCAAAATCGGGGGACTTTGAAAACTTTTCGCCAGAAGAGACGATCACTGATGCAGGCCCGTTCACCTATACTTTGGCTAGCGACCAGGTGAATGTTATCAAGTGGCTTATCTCGTCCCGGGTGCTCCTGGCGGGCACTTCGTCTGGTGAATGGAAAATCTCGGCTTCATCTGCAAATGCCCCAATAACTCCTACCGATATATCAGTAAGAAAAGATACCAGTTATGGAAGTTCCGGGGTGAAACCGTTGGCTGTAGGCAACGTGGTGCTTTTTGTGCAGGGCCAGGGGCGGAAGGTACGCGAACTGACTTACTCGTATATTGATGACAGTTACGTTGCCCCGGATATGGCCTTAATTTCTGAGCACATAACTTATGGCGGAATTCTTGAAATGGCTTACCAGCGGGAGCCAGATCAAACCGTCTGGGCTATCCGCGGCGATGGTAATTTACTCAGTATGGTGTATGAACGCCCCCAAGAGGTGGTGGGTTGGTCTAAACACCCTACTGAGGGCTCGTGGGAGTCCGTAGCGATCATTCCCGGCCTAAGCCAAGACGAGATATGGCTTTCTTGCAAACGGACCGTAGGCGGCGTTACAAAGCGGTTTATCGAACTTATGCAGCCGGTGGATTGGGGGGCGAACCAAGAAGACTGTTTCTTTGTGGATTGCGGTCTGACTTATGATGGTGCGCTCACAACAGTGCTTTCCGGGTTGGGCCATCTTGAGGGGAAGACTGTGGCGATCTGGGCGGACGGAGCAGAAGTTCCCAACCAGGTTGTGTTAGGAGGCCAAGTTATTTTGATTAACGCGGCTTCCGTGGTACAGGTAGGATTGCCATACACGGTTCAATTCAAAAATCTTCCCCCGGAAATACCTACGGCGAGCGGATCAAGTCAGACATTAATTAAGCGGGTTAATAAGATAATTTTGCGTCTCAGGGATACTTTGGGAGTACAGATCGGCAAAGATGCGGCTAACCTTAGAGAATTACAATTCCGCCATGTTGCAGATTTAATGGGCAAACCGCCGTCACTATTCACTGGTGATTATGAAGTTGATTATCCTGGTGAGTATGAAAAGACCGGACAATTTATTTTGCAGCAAAATAAGCCTGCACCTTTCACATTGCAGACAATAATCATGGAACTGTCGGTATCTGGGTGAAGATATGGATGCGGAATGGCTTACTAAGGCAATAGAAAACAATAAAAATCTTGATTTTGTTAAAAGAATGATTCATCCAGGTGATTATCCTGTAATAAATAATCCAGATGGAAGTGTGTCTACCCATAAAATGTCGTATGCGAGTAAAGGTGATAAATTTATAGCATATCCGACTATTGTTAATAAGGACGGTGAACTTATTGAAATGTCATCCCAGGATGCTATGAATTATGCTGTGAAGAATAAACAGTATATTGAATTTGATGATGAAAATAAAGCCGAAATGTTTTCATTGGGAGCCTGGAAGAACATGGACAACATGAAATCTTTTATAGATAAGTTAAAATA